AGATGAGATCTATAACATATTGCTTGACAGGTAGCATTGTGCTATGGCAAGAAAAGCAACTAAGGCATTAGAGGAACAAGGTTACTCAAAGCTAGATGCTTATTGCATTGGGCTTTATGAGTATTTCTGTTCTCTTAAAAGAGCAGGTTTTGCAGAAGATATTGCTATGTTCATGATTACAGAGCCACAGGCTTACCCGCATTGGATCTTGCCTGATCCTGTCGATCCTGAGAAGTTCGGCGATTACGAAGATGAGGATGACGATTAAGCGCATCGTGGTCGTATCGGATCTTCAAGTTCCATACCATGACAGAGTTGCAACACGCAACCTTGCTAGTTTTATCAAGAAGTTTAAGCCTGACCAAGTAGTAACCATTGGCGATGAGATTGACCTACCCCAGATATCCAAGTGGGAAGAAGGGCGCATGGGCTCTTACGCTCAGACCCTAGATGATGATCGCAACGAGGCTGTGGACTTACTCTGGGAGTTAGGCGTAACAGATTGCATCCGCAGTAATCACACAGATCGCCTGTATAACATCATCATGGCTAAAGTGCCAGCGTTCGGAGCATTGCCTGAGTTGCGCTTTGAGAAGTTTATGAAGTTTGATGAGCTAGGCATTACCTTCCATAAGAACCCTATGCCTATTGCACCTAACTGGATTGCAGTCCATGGAGACCACACACCCATCAAGCCACAGGGGGGCTTATCAGCCCTTGAGGCAGCCCGTAGGCATGGAAAGAATGTCATCTCAGGTCATACACACAGAGCAGGGCGTTCAGCCTTCTCAGAGGCTTCTGGAGGGCGCATAGGGCGTGTCCTGCATGGCGTAGAAGTAGGCAATCTTATGGACTTTAAGCAAGCTGCATACACTAAAGGCGTAGCGAACTGGCAGCAAGCCTTTGCCATTATCTATGTGAACAAGGCTAAGGTGCAGGTTGATCTTATCAACATCGAGAAGGACGGCACATTTATTGTGTCTGGAAAGTCCTACGGCAGACCTAGATAATCGTTATCATTTCGTTATCTAAATGTACTTGATTCGTCTGACACTTATGTCACACTAAGTCTGTAAGCCAGTCAAGGGCACTGGATACAGTTAGGTAAGGAAATGAACTCAATAACAATTATTGGACTTATTGGCTTATTTATGGCTACTAACTTCATTTGGTACTGGCAAGGCTACAAAGATGGACGGCGTGAGGGTTGGCACAAAGGTCGCAACATGGCTCGCTCTTTGGTAGATCATGCGAGCTAATGAAATCCTACTCACAGCCACAGACACGATCCGTGATCGTGGGCTTTCATACGGTCATCCTTCGGATAACTTGCAACACACAGCAATGCTGCTCTCAGCATACTTACAAACACCGATACACGACTATCAGGTGGCAGGGATCATGGTCTTGGTTAAACTTGCAAGGACTAATCAGTCAGCCCAACACATCGACAACTGGGTCGATCTCTGCAGCTATGGCGCACTCGCAGGGCAACTAGCCACAGAGGAAAATGAGCTCTATGTTTAATTTAGCCGATTACGAACCAGTAGAGGTGAGACTTGAAAAGTTTATTAAGGACTATCCAGCGTTCCGCATATCAACTGAGTTGGAAGTGGTCGAGGCTACTCGATACATTGTTAAGGCGTATTTATTTAAAGATGCTAGCGACAGCGTTGCATGGGCAACAGGATACGCTGAAGAAACAGTTAGTAGCCGAGGGGTTAATCAGACTTCAGCATTGGAGAATTGTGAGACTTCGGCGATCGGCAGAGCACTTGCAAATGCAGGTTATGCGCCTAAAGGAAAAAGACCAAGCCGAGAGGAAATGACAAAGGTCGTAGCTGCTAAGCCAGTTAAGCCACCTGTTCAAGAAGTCAAGGCAGATGATCAGGATTATTGGACTACACCTGTCGGAGAATATAAAGGCGTAGTTGATGCGCCTGTGAGCCTTATGCAGGCGATTGAAAACATCTCAGCGATTATGGGCACAGGTGAAGCACTAGAAGCTCCATCATGTAAGCATGGACACATGCGTTGGCGTGAAGGTGAGAAAAACGGCAGAGCATGGGGCGGGTTTCAATGCGCTCACATGAACGCAGGTGGAGTCAAATCTGATTGTCCGCCAGCATGGTATCGAATGGGCAGTGATGGAAAATGGCATCCACAGGAAGCGAGAGCATAAATGGGATATGTAGAGATTTATAACATTGAGAAAGATGGCGAGTGGACTGACCTTGAAGATGTGCCTATGTATGACACAATCTTATGCCAGTTATGCAATGAGCCAACACTAGCTAGTGACATCATCATTCCAGCCATCATTACAGATGGCAATCTGATCGCTGGTACATGGCAATGCAGAAAGTGTCATGCAGTCAATGGATAAGGAAGATGTCTTGACTGTAGTGTTCCTGATATCACTGTCATTAGCATTACTAACAGGCTATGTTCTAGGGTTATATCGTGGCTAGTCAAGCAAGAAAGCACAGAGGTTTCCGCACAGAGCGTGTTGTCGCACAGTACCTATCGACTGTATGGCAAGGCGCATGTGTCGGGAGGGGTAGTGGTAAGGATATTGTTAATGTGCCGTTCGATGTTGAAGTCAAAGCCCGTGCTGGATTTCAACCTCTTGCATACATAAAGCAATTGAAAGCTCGGACAGCCATTTCGGGGGAATTAGGCTTTGGAGTTATTAGACTCAACGGACATGGTGAAGATGCGCGTGAGTATGCCGCCATCATCCGTCTAGAGGATCTCTTACCATTACTTCAACTTAAATATGGTCATCTTACTAGCGAACCCACAGAGGCAGACATTGACCGCTGCACAGGCTGTGGGTCTTACATGATACAGAGGTGCTTAACTTGCCAGCCTACGACTACACATGCAGACAATGCGATCTCAGTCAAGAGATTACCCATGGATGGTACGACAGACCAATGATCCCATGTACATACTGCAATGAGCCTATGGTTAAGGTTATAGCTGCAACACCTACTGTGTTTAAGGGCAAGGGCTTCTACTCGACCGACAAATAGTTATCCACAGAAGTTATCCACAGGGGGTACAATCCTTATGACACGCCCAAGATTTACGCTGTTGCTTGACACTACCAGTACCATGACTAGGCAGAGCCCTTCAGGGGCTCACCCCGAGCCGCTTAGGCGGATCGCTCGGGGGGTGCTGGCATGTATTGGGATATCTCTGTTCTTCATGCCTGAAGCAGGTGGCTCTAAACCAAAGCAATATGTAACATATAAAGAGTTTGCTTTACATCAATTAGGTTATAACTATAAAGAGTTCAAATGCTTAGAGATACTCTATACAAAGGAATCTAACTGGAGACCAGAAGCTCGTAATGGATCACACCATGGAATACCACAAGGGCGCAGCCAGTACCTTGCTAGGGTTAATGGATATAAGCAGGTACAGTGGGGTCTTAACTATATTGGTCATCGTTATGGTGAGCCTTGTATTGCATTGAATCATTGGAAAAGAAAAGGGTGGCACTAAATGCCTAGAAATGCACTAACAGATGAACAAAAGGCATTTGTGCGTGAGAATGCCCTAAAGGGCGGTAATTGGTTAGCAGAAGCTCTTAATGTACATAGGACAGAGATTTACCATTTAGCAACTAAAGAAGGCTTTAGTGTTAAAAAGGGTGGTAAATATGACCCTAAAGAGAAAAGCATTAGGCGTATGAAAAGAGGCTACTCAATGTGGCCTATGCATTACAGAAGGTATAAGAAATATCTAGTTATGAGAGATGGCCTTAGATGCCATTATTGTGACACATTAGTTACCTATGATGAAGTACAGATAGACCATGTATTAGCCAGAGCTAGAGGTGGATCAGATGCACCACATAACTTAGTGCTTGCATGTCCTCGATGTAACCATGTTAAAGGCACACTGTGTTACACATGCCCTGAGTTTAGAGAAGCAATAACCAAGTGAACCCAGCACATAGAGAGTTAGGAACTCAACGCTGGAAAGACCAGCGGATCAGAGTACTCAAACGAGATGGGTACATATGCCAATACTGTGGGCACGATGCCACCCAAGTGGATCATGTGATACCACGCAAAGCAGGCGGTACGCATGACCTAGATAACCTAGTCGCATGCTGTGCCCCATGCAACAGCGCAAAGGGCGCAAAAGAAGGCCTTTTTCTAGGTGCAGCCTCTACCCCCCCTGTCTTTCC